ATTTTGTTACCCGCAACACTTGCTATTCTGTTACCGCCCGTATGCTGATATTTGCGAATCTCAACAGAATCAAAGTAAGCCTTAACACGGGCATAGAGAATATCGGTTACAAGCTCCACCTTTCCATCATCACGCATACGGAGTACACCGCCCTCACCGAGAATGTCGGGAATGAAGTTCGCACCTATCTGTAAGCCTTTTAACATCGTGATGTAACCTGCGGCAGTATCGTCCTGTGTCTTAGACAACTTTTTCGCCAATTCGTTCCAGACATTCTTTCCATAGCTTTGACGCAGGATTGCAATCAATGTTGACAGCTTTTCTACGTCCTCGGCTACCTGTCCTATCTGATTCAACGCAACCTCCACATTGTCTGTAAGAGTTATGTCGTACTGGGGAAGCGGCTGGTCGCCGTACTTGACCGTGATTTGCTTTACGAACAGAGCCTGTGTCTGACCAGCGTAGTTAAACCTTACAACGGTATTCGGATGAATCTGACTAAGAATATTTTCGTTATGGAACAAGAAGTCTTCATCAAACTTGAGCGGATAATCGAAGTAGTGTACGTTATTTTCTAACATATATGACTTCATGTCTGCGTCAAGTCTCATCTCGGCAGCGAATATATATGATTCTGGGAGCGATATACCCAGAATTACAAAAGTATCTCCATTGCCTGCACCCGAAGAGGTATCTCCTTTCGGATATTGATACATATTTGGCATCAGCGTGCCGAATGTTGAATTGTCCTTCTGAAGCACAAGAGAGATACTACCTTGATTTGATTTGGGGTATTTGGTTAAATCTCGCTGAGAGCCGTTTGGAGCAAAGTTTCCTTCCTCATCATAGAAGTTTCGCTTGTAGTCATCCCAATCAACCTGTACAGTAAATGTACAGCCAAGGCATGTACCACTGCGCATATTTATCTGCATCTCTTCTGTGATAGAAGCACAAGCATACAGGTCGAAGGATAACTGTGGCAGAACCATCTGAAAATAGCTCTGTTTATAGTTCCCCTCATCGTCCAGCGAATCGTCCCACGAAGAAGCGGGAGTAAGGTCGTTATTCAATGGTGTCGCGCTGATGATATGTGCTTCTCCAAGTTCGGGCTTCTCGTTCTCGAACTCATGGGATTCATAGCTGGGCGCTTGAATGTTTATCGTGTTAGGATATGGATATTGTGCGCTATAAATCGCATCATAATAATCCACCAGAGTAATGTCTGGGTTGTAGTCGGTATTAACCTCACCCAATTCGTTATAGAGGCTAATTTTATTGAACAGTGTTGTGCGATATATCGACGGCATCAAATGGGTGCGCGTGAACGGATGTTTAATCAGTTCTACGTATTCACCATTAAGTATGCCTTTGTAGATAGGATAAGAAACGACCTTATCGAAATGAACACCGCCGATGGTAACGTCTGTGTATACTCCTGCATGGTCTCCGTATGTGAACGATTGACCTGCTGTACCGTACCAACGAATCTGAGGGTATCCGTAAGGAATATTATTCTCGCTTCCATATCCAGAGATTCGGGTGATAATCTTATTATTACGTGGCGTACGGGAATTGTTCTTCAAGCCTACTCCATGCCCCATCTGGAATACAAAAGGAATATTCTGTTGTTCAGCAGATGCGTTCTCGTATATCTCGTTTGAAGGAAGCCCCATGACAAGTTTGAAACGCTTACCAGTCGCATAAGAAGCCTCTGTAGAAGCAACCTTATCAACGGCGTAAGGAACGCCCCAAGTATCATAGAATGTCTTACAGGCATCCGCTATCGTGGCATTGTCAAACGGAATGACATTACTCAGCTCGTCGAGCTTATCCTGTGGGAAGCGAGAACTTATCTCCACAATCCATTCTGTACCTGTGAGGTTCTTGTTCAACTTAGCGACGAAGTCAGCGGGTTTGCCTATCCATGAGAATGTTTTGCCCTCACTGAGATAACGCGTCTCGTCGCTTGTAACTGCTACGTCTAAGAACTGGAAGTTAGCCAGTTGACACATGGGATGATAAAATACAAAAGAGTATTTAGTCATACCCTTTAACTCACTGTTATTTGAAACGATTCCCTCGCGTACGATAGTTGGCGGGTTAACCAGTATGTAATTAACTTCGTTGTACGTTATATATTCGTGCATAGTAACAGAAAGGGAGTTGTCTTTATAGTAGACATCTCCGCTTATCTTGTCACCGAGCGACATCACAACACTTTCGACCGCCGACTTACGCAAGACGAGATTGTGGAACGAAGTTCCATCTCCGTTTTTAATCTCAAAAACTTGATTTTTACCTAATGTAGCCATCTTACTATCTTAACGACTGCAAATATAATAACTAAAAATGAAAATCCCAAACAAAACCAGCTCCATTTAGGAATTTTTATCTTTTCAACGGTTATATATTCTTTATGGGAAAGTTTCTCCTGTAGAGAATCGCACTTTGAAACGTATTGTCTAAGTGAATCACATGTCACTTTTAAATGTTCAACTGAGTCTCGTAACTGCTTTTCGTATTCGCGATTTCGAGATACCGTTTCCTTCTCCTTATGCCACGTTTCCTGCTTGATTATATTTCCGTTCAAATCCACGGTCATGACGGTTGAGTCCGACTTCTCGACCTTAGTGTCTGTTTGAATCTTCTCGGTCTCTTTAACAGACGAATTATGTGAACGTGTGTCAGTGTCATTCTTTACAACAACAGTCTCGGTTGAATCAACTTTGGATTCTATCTTGTTGTAATCATCTGAGACTATATTCTTTTTGGATGCGCATGCCGACAACAGCAGCGCACCCATTATAAACAAAATCTTCTTCATACATTTCTTTTGATTACTCCTTCATTCAAATAGTACATGTCGTGCCCTATGTACATATTAGCCTCTGCAATACGTCGTTTCTGCAAACCTGTTTGTACTTTACCACCAGCATTAACCCATCTTACAATCTGGTCTGCAATCTCGAATGACACTGCTCTTGCAAGAATCTTCTTTTTGAGAGTAGAGGCGTTGAAGTTCCCTTCTCCGACATTGAATATAAAAGACACCAGAGCATCGAACTCATTCTGACTGAACTTGATGTTCATCTTATTAAGAGCGTTCTCAGCAAACTTTACGTCTTCTTGGAGGTATTTATTGGCCAAATCCTGCGTAATCGCCATTCCAGCCTTTACGCCCTTTGTATGGCCGTAGCCAATGGTGAGAACTCCTGCTGGGCAGCGATAAGCGTACAATTTACACCCTTCAAATTCTTTTATGAGCTTAAAGCCATTATCACTTGTTGTCATAAGTAAAATATTTTGTTATCATTTATTTTCGTCACCATTAAAATCAACTTGTGCATTCAGCTCCTCCAAGTTGCTGTCCAGAGTAACTTTTACGCGGCCAAGGCATCCCACCCTGCCGCATAGAAAAGGGGGGATAGTAGACAGTTTTGCACCTAACCTTGCTTGACCATTTCTTAACTCCGAGATTTCCTTGGCATGCGCATCTCGCATACTAGCTATCTCTTTCTGCATCCGCACGTAATTTTGACGAAGCTCTTCGTTCTCCTTACGTTGGCGCTCCTTCTCTTCATAAACTCTGTCTCTATCCTCACGTATCCTGTCACAGATTCCATTCAAATCCTCGATTGTTTTACGATACGTGTTCTGCTGTTCCTGCCAGCCCTTCGCCTCTTCCTGTACGGCCTCTCCCATATTCTTCTTCTTGTGGGCACGCCATGTAAAGAGCCATCCTGTACCTAGGATAAGAGTTAGCAAACCTAATACAAATTCCATCCAGCTCATAAATCACCTCCTATTCTTTTTTGTTATTGTCTACTATTACGTTACTACGGTTCACACTGAGGCGCTGTGCCTTATCAGTACCCTCGTCAATATCGCTTGCGCCCTGTGGAACAAGAGCGCCACGCTCCTCGACAATTCTGTCAATCTCGTCTGGAGCAGCGTCTGGAGACTTTTCAATGATAGTCTTCATAGAAAGCCACTTAGCCTCCATTGCGAGGTTGGTAATCTTCGTATTGTTAGTTTCGAGTGACCAAGGAATAATCTTTGCACCAATTCTCAGCTTTGCCAAGTGGTCTACGGCATTATTCTCCATATCAAGACCTTCTTGATGCAGGAATACCATGTCGTTAACGAATCGTCTCCAGTCAATAGCCGATTGGGTTGCCAGCGCGTAGTCGTTAGACATGGCCAGAGCGATTCCATTACCGCCGCTATTTGTCGTCGAAATGTCCTTTGGAGTAATGAACGATGTAGAAGAGAACAGGCTAATCTTTTCCTCAAGAGTTTTGAGATAATCGTTCATCGTGGTAGGCTCTGGGAACTTAAGTACATCAGCCGACTGTTTGCCATTGGTTGTATCGCTTGACAAATTGATGATAAGGGTACTAGAATCTCGCTTAAACGAATCCTTATCCATGTCGCCAGTAAACACAAGGGCGAATGTTCCAAAACGCTTCAGAGCAATGTTTTGAATGTTAGTCATTAACTCCCACATCTCACAGGTTGATTCTGCATACTCCCATGCAACCTTTCCTCTCTTATGGAGCAACGGGCAGCGAGAGAACCCGTGGAGTTCATCTTTTATTTCCCAGCTCTTCTTATCATCGCTCTGTACACAGCGATAATGTCTCTTATTGTCGTATGTATCAATAATAAGTTTGTCATCAACTTGGTATATCAGTGAGCGTGCAATTTCGCAACCATACTCGTCGTAATTTGGGACAATCTGGTATCCATCCTCGTAACTATAGTTAGTTACAACATATCGGCCAGTTTCATTATCAAACGAAAACAACAAACCACAGTTACCTAGCTGCTTACAAGTATTGATGGCCTGCGTCATCCACCAGTCCATGTTGCGTACCGACCACTCGTCTTTAACGCTTTCAAAGAAGTCGAGACCTCCGCTATTAGCATCGCTCTTACCGAGATTGAACTCCAGAGGGTTCGATGTCAGAGAACGAACATGGGCAGCATGAATCAGTTTCTGGAATGAACATGTCTGCGTCATATCCATCATACCGAAGTTTAGAGGTTTGCCGTCAATGTTTACTTTGATGTGCGGTATAGACTTGTTGATGAGAATGTTGTGCAAGTCTGGGCGATACTCTGTAATGTATGTATCCTGTGAAATGGGTGCAAGCTCCAAATTACAGAATCCCGTATTCATAATTGTATTGTTGAATATCGGGTCTAGTTCCCAACCATGCCCCTTCATCGTGCCACCACGGGTGAATGGCTTCATCAGCGTAAGACGCATGGGGTCTTCGAGATACCATTTAATGTCGTGTAATCTAATCATTTTATATAGTACTTAATATGTTTAATATCTCACTTGCGTTCCTAATCTTCTTAACACGGTGAAGGCGGGTATCAACCTCCTCCTGTCCGTTTATATTGAGCATTGCGAACATATCCTCCTGCTGGATTCGCTTACGGGACATGCCAGCGTCATCTCGCAGCATATTGTAACAGGTGTGATACAAACCGCCGCAAAGCATAATTACGTTATCGAACAGGTCTGGAGACATACCCTTAAGCAACGTGTGCTGCTTGTCTTTGTCGAGCATTGTTATACGCTGGTTCGGAGTCTTGCCGAATTGGAAGATAACGCTCTCGAACTTCATGTGCTTAAGGATTGTTGTTGCACCCTCTCGCTTCATATTCTGGTGAACATAACGAGCGTTCGCAAGTGATGGGTCGTAATGTATGAGTCCAGACTGAATCATCTCCATACACAAGTGACCAGCCTCGTCCTTCCTTGTCTTGTATTGAGCCTTAGAACGTTCTGTAGGCTGCGTAGCACCAGCGAATGTTATTGCACGCGGGAAGCAGTCTTTTAGGAATCCGAATCCCTGTACATCAATAATCATATTCTTTTCGTCCAACTTGTGCTTCTCTCTGAAATCGACCATCATCATGACGGCCTCTCTATTTGAGTTCTTGACAGAATATCTTATATCCCTACATATAAAGCCAACACGCTCCCACAGTTCCCAATACTTCATAACCAAGTTATCGAATCCTGTAGTTGCCATATCGACTGTCATGAAGCGCTTGATGCATGTGCTACCCCGCGGAATCTCGACAGGTCTAAACATGCGTTCTATATCCGTCGAGTGGAGCTGCACATTAATTGCGTCGTCTGCGCTTCCGATTTCGTCTGTAAGAGAATAGTTCCAATTTGATGCGTAAGAAGATTGAGCTGTCGCCGAGTTTGCAGAGAAACCTCTATACTTTTTGTTCTTTGCAAGCATCTTCTTGTTGTCTCGAACGTCGAAATTAAAGAAGGCCATTGACAGGATAAGGTCTTCATACTTCATACTATCATCGACAGCCAGTCGCTTGTCAATCTCTGCCTTACCCTTTTCGTATACCTTTTTTTTCGTCCTACCCCATATAGCCTTCTCGTAATCACCATCTGGACAGAAAAAGAACATAACAACGCCGTCCATAGATTTATCAACACTTCCATCGTCGTTAATCCACCCGCCGCCGTGTTCGCCTTTACCACACAGCTTACGCATAAAACATTCGCGCTCTGGGTTTTGTGCCAAGAATACTTGAGCCTTACCGCCAGAGTCGGCACGCAGACGAGGAAAGAATGCTGATATAGTTCGCCACATAAACTTGTTGCACTCATCAAAGATAAGTATCTTTGCCTGCAAACCCTTTGTAATCTTATCAATAACGATTGGACTTTCGTTGTCAAGCTGCTGGAACTTAATCTCAGAGCCGTTATACAACTTCAAACCCATTTCCTCTAACTTGTGGATAAGTTCGCCAATAGGGTCGGCTGGCTGTCGCTTTTGCGCTCGGTCAACAAGTGGATACATTTGTTTCAGCGTATCTCCAACCTTACCAGCGCCCCAGAAGTCTGCGACGTTACGCATAAAACAAACAATCTTCGCATTGTCATTCATAGCAAGGTATTGAATAGGTGAGTAATACAAGGCGTAACTTTTTCCACCTCCAGTATTACCAGTAAAGCATACGATGTCAGCGTTTGAGCGGATGGCATACTTTTGATTACCATCTGCCAACGGAGCTAGTACAACGTCTTTACTTTTTCTTGCCATAAATATTTTGTTTATTGAAAATTTTCAGTGCAAAGATAATAAATAAGATAGGTGTATAAAGTACACTACGGTTCATAATTGGTGCAATTTTTGAATATTTGTACCGAATTTATACTATTATTCTTTTTGGTGTTACATATACATCTTAATTTTGCAGCAAACAATGAAAGTAAAATTGTTTAATTTACAAAAATAGCAAGTAACTATGGAAGTAACAAAAGAACAGGTATTGGAAAGTATGAATACCTATTGCACCGAACGAAAGTATGGTTCGGAATCTCTGACAGATGGTTTCAAGGAGAAGTTCTCTAACTTTATCGTCAAGAAGTACGAGGGTAAAGATGTAGAGGAGGAAGACTTTAAGGCAGACCTTCATTTTAATCTGGATACCGCATTTAGCGCTTCAGTAGATTTGAAGACCTCACTTACAGCCCAATTCGCAACAAAAGAGAATGAGTACAAGAACCAAATTACAGAACTCAACAAAAAGATTGTCACTCCAAAACAGCCGCCGCAACAGTTCGAACTCCCAGAGGACGTTAAGAATCAGCTGGCCGAGCTGGAGAAGTTCAAAACCGAACAGTCCAAGCAAAGTAAACGCAAGGAAATTCTGGAGATGGCAAAGCAAAACATTCAGCAGAGCTTGCATGGTTCGTTTGAGAACTTCGTCGCAGACAGTGAGGTTTTGCTGGATAAAGACTCTAAGGAGCAGGCCGACGCGCTTGTAGCTAAGTACCAGAAGGTGATGCAGCCTACATACGGTAGTATCAAGCCTCTCGCTCCAAGACAAGTGCAAAAGCGCGACGAAGAAATCCTTGGAGGCATCAAGGAAGTAAAAGTGTGTTAAACAACTAAAAGTTAAATTATTATGATTACAAATCTTGCTTATTTCTACGAGACCTCACGCAAGCTGCGTGGTGGTAAGTGGGTTTGGGTTAAAGATGGTAATGGCGAGCAACGTGGCAATGTCCTGCTCGGCGGTACTATTCTGAATCCAAAGAAGGGCTTCGACCATCTGTATGCGGCACAGCTTGTGCAGTATACTCCTGCCGAGGGTTGCCTTATCTTCCGTTCGTTTAAGGTACAGGCCGCTACGGGCGCTGCTACCGACACTGAGATTTATGTTGAGGGTGATGGTTACAGCGATGCTCCAGAGGTGGGCATGGTCATCATGAAAGCTCCAGAATCTCTCGAAGTTGAGACTCTGACCGTTGACGAGGGTGTTGTAACCAAGACCGTTGCTGAGTACACTGGCCAGTCTGCAAAGATTACCGCCGTTGTATTCGATGAGGCAAACAAGAAGTTCAAGGTTACTCTTGACAACGCTCTCGGTGCTCTCACAACTAACGATATTCTCGTCGAGGCTACTGGTACAGCGAAGGCCGCTGATGCAAAGGTTCTGGTTAAGAATCCTAACACCTTCATTGAGGCTGACCGCGACCTCATGCCTACTGAGGGCTATGGTATTCGCCCAGAGAGTGCGAACTACTCTATTTCTACCGTGTACAACAAGCAGGCTTGGATTGCACGCATGCAGCCACTGCCTAAGTATGTGCTCGCAAAGAACAAGTCGCTCATCGACGGCATTTTCTGGATTTAATAACTAATAAAAGAAAGGATATATTATGCCAAACGCATTGAAAATGAATTGGACTCCCGACGAGGCTCTTGAGAAGCTGTATAAGCACGGCCTCTTCGACGGGACTAACGCTGGCTTCCTGCAAACCCTTATCGACGATAAGATTAAGATTGAGGAGAACACCTTCTTCTGGCAGGAGCACTTCCGCGTTGACAGTACTGAGTACGTTATCGACATGACAGATTTGAAAAAGAATCCTGCATGGACTGTACGACAAAAGATTAACCGCACCGTGCCTATGGCCGACGCAATGGCGCCTCTGTCTGAGACCATGCAGCTCGACGCTGAAGGCGGTGAGGAGTACACTGGCTCTATCTACCAGTATGGTAAGGGCTTGTTCGAGACCTCTATGTCTAAGGAGGAGCTGAAGGCTCGTCTGGCAGCTATGGGTACAGACGGTACTCTCATTGACGGCTATCTCCGTGGCGTTGCCGACCTTATTAAGACCCACAACCTGCGTGCGTCTAACATGGCCGCTATGACTCTGTCTCGCGGTGGTGAGTACGGCAACCAGATTGCTCTCACTAAGATTGGCGGCGGCACTGCTACCACACAGGGCTTCAGTGGCGTTAAGACCTATCAGCGAGCATACATTCCTGTAGCCAACTTCAAGACAGCTGGTACTAAGGTTTGGACTGCTGCTGACTGCGATATTCCAGAGCAGATGATGAAGATTGAGTACGACTTCAAGCAAGCCAATCTGCTTCCCGATGAGACTCCATTCGAGTGGAACATTCCTTGGGATATGATGGTTACTGTTCTCATCAAGAACGCTGCCTTCATTAAGGAGGTTAACCGCTATCTCGCACTCGGTGCTCCCGACAAGGTTATCATCGTACAGAACGGCTCAAGCTCTACCGATGTAGGTTCTATCACCGTTGACCAGCTCATCGCTTACAGCCGCTGGGAGTTGTCTAAGATTTCTCCTATCCGCATCGTACGCGAGCAGCAGCAGGTACAGGGCATGACTACCTACCATACAGTAAAGGGCTGGAAGGCTGGAATCGCAGTTCTGCGCCCCCGTGGTTATGCAGGCGTACTCGTACACGCTCAAGTGCCCGACGTAGAGCTGATGAAGAGCGGCGAGGTCAACAAGACCATCGACTTCTCTCTGGCACAGGCTCAGAGCTTCCTGCACGTCATTAACAAGGCCGTTCCTAACGGAATGCTGAAGGCATACCACACCGATGTACTCGGTCGCTATGCTACTGTTCTTGACGAATCGCTGTATCACGTAGTTGTTGACACGACTACTGCTGATTAATTTGTAATTTGAATAAGAAACTGTTTAGATTGAGTGAACGATGACGGTACTTGAATGGTTAGGTAAGAGAACAAGGTATAGCTTTGACGAAGGCAACTTCGAGGTTATTGCACTTGACAGGGGAGTTGACCCTAGTGAAGATGTGTATGGCAATAAAGTAGACCAACGCCTCAGAGAGCTTATGGAAGCGGATATTATATTCACTGCCGTACTTCTTTCTCCATCAAATACCGCATCGTTATCTCAGTCTCATAATGGTTATCAAAAGACCATCGGACAGGAACAGGACTTCTATCAGAACGACAAAATTAAATACGCAATCGGTATCTACCAGAAATACGACGATAGCAAAGCCGACATTCTGATGAACATGCAGAAGAAAATCCGCTTCATACCTATAGAGGACGTTGACAGCTTATGAGAAGAGACGAGATAATGGAATACCCTTACACTGGTACTGTTACCAGAGTAATCCAAGGTAAAGGCAGCAATCCAGACACAGAGGAAACCCTGTACGAAGGCGCTATGGACGAGCACATGGTAACTGACGAGGAAGGACGTTCCTTACAGACCGCTTCGTACATCGTAAGCATGCCACTCACTAAGGACGAGAGCGGGAATTGGATAGCTCCCAAGAAGGGCGACAAAATCCAGCTCACTCGCTACGGAGAGACGTTAAAACTGACCGTTGACAACGCAGAGCCTTCACAATTAGGAGGTATAAGTGTATATTGTACAAGAAATAGCTGGTGATATGGCCATAGGCAAAACAAAGATAATCGGTTTTAATCCCGCGAAGATTAAGGAGGAAGCGGAGGCTTACGCTATTCCACTCCAGACCGAGAAACTTATTGAATACGCCAAGGAGGAGATTATTAAGTTGGGTGACAAAATCCAGACATACAATAGTCGCAATCACATGGATAGAACTGGCAACCTCTTGAACTCGTTATGTTGGGGTGTAGCCTACAGAGGAGAACTCAAAGGCAGCGGTTTTTACCGCGACGAGACAACCCATTCGAAAGGTCTGAACGGCGCAAGCGTATCATTCCTTCACGAGTTCTTTAAAAACGACCAAGAAGAGGTTAACGGACGAAAGATGGCTGAAGAATACATCAAGTCGTTCAAGGGTACGTCAAAAGGTTGGTCTCTATTTATTGCGGTGCTTGCTCCTTATTGGGGCTATTGGGAAAGCGGTTTTACGATGAAGTTCGGATTTAAAGAGGACGAGGACGGAAATATGCGAGCCACACAAACAAGGTTTATGCAGTTCCAAGTAATGACTCATATATTTGATGATGTCCGCATGGCGCTTAAACCTGCTGAGACTCATTTCACGGTTTACGTTCCAAAGTACTCTTATCAGAACCGCAAGTACAAAAACAAGAAAGGTTACAAAAAAATTGGTATATTACGTTAAGGCATTATGGTAAACGAATCACGAATGGGAATCTATGAGTACATCGAGAA